GGTAGTGGTTGTAAAACCTGTTGTGGTAGCCGTGGCTGGAGTACCTACAGTTCCATTTAATGCGCTCTGCACTCTCGCACCTGCGGTGTCCCAAGAACCCCCTACTTTGAAAAACGTGCTCGGAGTGACTGTAAAAGGTTTTAGTGCAACGCCTCCAGCGCTTACGCTTAAGTTGGTAGCACTTGCTTCAACAGTGCTCGAGGGTACAAGGACAGTACCTGATGCAAAAAAGGCTCTACGACTAGGGTCCGTAAGACTATTTACACTGTGCTCTCCCACCATAGATCCCAAACTACTATTTAAGTCCACATTGTAGCTAAGGCTATCTAGGGAACGGGTTACACCAACTGTAGTAGTGGGTATGTAAGAGGATGCAGCAATAACCGCACCATTACTAACAAATTCAGTCTGCATGCCCCACAAAGAGAGGGTTACTGATCCCGCACCTGAAGGCACTCCAAAAACATCGAATGTGTTGCCCGTGGCGAATTGAGCATTACCTAAAAACAGTTGCGCATCCGTAACTGGGGTGCCCGGAGCGCGTATATTACACGAACATCTATACCACCCATCAGACAAGGCAGTTATCTTTGCATTAGCTATAGTATTTGTCGGACCTAGGTTGGTTTCGCCCAAAGTACCCGCATTCAAGTCAAAAACTTGAGTTGCCCAGTCTGCTTGGAAAACAGCGTCTGATACGCAAAGGTACAAAAAGTTGGCAGTTCCTTTCTTTGCGTATACGCTATAGGTTACGAACTGCGCCTCAGTATACGACATGTTGACCGCAGGTATTGCAACTTGTTTTGAACCTACACCAGCTGAAGAAGTAAAGAGGTCCGCAGTTGTAGTACCGTCAGGGGCTACTGTTACGTCAGACGTTATCGTTGCTCCTGAAACTACCCAAGGAGCAACGCTGAAATTTTGAGACTGCAAACATCCATTTGTTCTAGCGGTTTCACTCTGATAGCCCATCAGAGTATTCACTGGAATAGGCGTAGCGTCTGAGAGCTGATTGCTCCACACATTTTGGGATACCCTACGCGCCCCCTGAAATCTGGCTTCTCCAGCAGCACAAGATATTAGTAATTGAGAAGCCCCGGCCACAGCCCCCGCAGCATACCCAGAAACATAAGCCGTAGACGCTCGCGTATAGGTTGGGGTGGGGTTAGTCGCGATTGTGGGAACTAACGAAGTCAGCAGCGGGGCAAAGAAACTTTCTGTGAGCGGAGGCGGTATTACGACGCCAGCTTTTCCAATACCAGCGCTGAGTCCGACCGAAATACCCGATCGAAGTGGAATACCAAAGAACTTATTACCCATGTTAGATATTCATCGGCTTCGCGTAGACAGTACCGCCAGCGGTGATCTGAATTGCACTCACCCGCCACTCACCACTCACTGTTGCCGGTACCTTCAAAGGCACTGGTACGTTAGCCGGGAGGGGGATGGATGCGGTTGTGGCCACAGCGCCCTCGCCCACAGCCACATAAGCATCAGATGAACACCAAACCATGACGCCCTGTGGTCCTGCCTGCCACGTGGCCGTATTACCGGCAGCAGCAGTGTACGCAACAGAACGCGCCGGGAATTGGACATCACTCAAAGTCGTTAGCAGTTCCATGATTACATTCCTTGCGGTTGCGGTTGCGGTTGCGGGGGCATTCCTTGGGGCGGCATTGAATGCATCTCACCCTGTTCGAGGAGTCGTGGTTCTTCTTCCTCAAGTGTAGGTTGTGCCAAAATCTCGCGAACATATTGTTTAACTACCATTTCAAGTTCAGACGACATAGGTTCAACACCGGATGCACCGGACAACGCCGTCAACCGCTTGGTCTCAGCGTCAAAGGCTTGGATGTCAGCCTTGAAGTGGTCATTCTGAAGTTGCTGAGCTTCAAAGGACTTCGACACATTTTGAAGCATCTGGTGCAGATGATCAAGTTCCTGGCCCATTGCCTGTAGTTGTTGCTGCGCTGCTTGTAACGCTGGATCATCACCATCATCAAGCAATTTCGGATCAATTGTCTTCGCGAGGCGCTTTGCCATCTCGTCTGCGCCTGGCCAATCCATATTCTTGACAAACAAGTCCCCAGCAATCTTCCACAGTTCAGGGTTACCCTGCAGGATTTGGCCCATCGCTTCTTGGGTCTCTTGCCGTTTGGTAACATAGGACGGCCCAGTGGTTACACGCACACTGTACTTACCAACACCTGGATTGTAAATCTTACGTATTGCCCCCTGGTCATCAGGAATCGCGTTTACAGCAGTCTTTTGGGCCGGGTTAATCCGCACTGAGTCCGAAGTCCCATCTTCGTTCATAATCAGTGCTATGCGCTCTGTGTCGTAGACCTTTGGAATCAGGTCAACCAGTTGCATAGTAATGTTACGTACAAAACGGGCATAGTTATCAACATAGTGATACGTACCCACCGCTGATTGGTGCTCACGCGCGAGGATAGCCCTACCACTACGTTCATTGGAAGTCTGCCCAAGACTAGCGTTATATTGCCCAGTAGCTGACTTGATGTCGTCAGCAGCACCCATTTTAGCTTGAAGCAACCCACTGGACGCCATTGGAGGTTGCGCCCGCTGAGGCAGCGGCAACGTTGCTCCAGCGCCATCTTGCACGTCAGGATTAACCTCGAGGTAAGGCCAGTTTTGTGTGTTTGCGGTCTTCCATTGTTGCTCAAACCCCTCGAACTGCCCGCCATAGCCAATGAACGGGGCTTTGGGTGCCAGGGCGAGCATTTCCGCCTCTTGCGACACCCAGTAGTTGTACATGCGCTGGGCATCTTTCGCATTACGCACCAGTCCACTGATATACAATCTACCATCAATTTCGAACTCATTACCAATCAGACGTATAACTGGGATAAACTTACCGGCCCAATCATTCTGCTCGAGGATTTCATACCCATTAGTTTTGATCCACTTGATAGAGCGGACATTCACCTTCCGATTTTTGATTGGCAGCAATCCCTGCTGCCGAATTTGCATGTCCTTTGGCGAACCTTCAAACGCCGTGATATTACCATGATACAAGTTCAATGTTTGAACTTTGTAACAGGCGTAAAAGTACTCCGCGATGCGGACCGTATCTTCACCCAGCCACGGACCAAACGATTCGTCGCCTGTACCTGAAACCTGCAGAGTTGATACTGTAGACGCATTGGGCCATTGCCGCTCATATTCATCACAGACAACGTCTTCTGTGATAAACGCCCATTCTGCATCTGCGCCACATGGATCTTGAATCGTAGGATCCATGTAAACTGAAAATGAGTTACGAATACGAACTATCTTGATGTCTTGGTCAAACGAATCATCAGAGCAATAGTCCGTCAGAATACGGGCGTAGCCCTCACCATATGTAACTTGGTTGTCACAGGCGGTGTCATAGGCGACGTCAGCCGCAGAAATATACTCGATGTATCGAACCATTCCATCATACAGCTCGGCTACCTCAACATCAGCATCCTCACTTGCGGGGATCACCTTACCGCTAGGGCGGTTCTGACGCTGTTCATTGGTAACTTGATGAATGTGCTCAGGGAGTTTGTTGATGGTCAGACAAGGACGAGCATTGATCGTCTGTCCTTGAACTGCGCCACGAGTCGCCAAAACATCCGCGGGCCACTGGAATTGATTGTCAGGGGAGGCAGCAGCGAAGCGAAGATCATCCAGTTCGTCCTCGCGGCTACTCGACAAAGCCGATTGGGCAATAGTTAACCTGTGCCTGCAGCACTCGAGAATTTCCTGGTCGGCTTTTGACGGTACAGGCATTAAAGTGCTCTTCCAGCAACTAGATACGGCAAACTACGAATCTTCCGCTGCCCGTAGGTCCAAGCAATAATAGCAGAAATATGCTTCGAGTGGTACCAATGCACCACTGGCGCAGGTTGTTTCACTTTTTTCCCTTAACTGCACGCCGTTTAGTTGCATAGGCAATGGCAACAGCCTGTTTAGGCGGTCTTGCAATCTTTATCTCAGTGGCAACGTTCTTTTTGAACGCTTCGGGCGTCTTTGACTTGGTAAGTGGCATATTAGTGACTCATCCAAGAACTGGGGGAGTGGAAACTCGGTAAACGACGAGAGACGATAGTATCTTCAGCCGTTTTCTCCTTCCGGGGCTTAATAACTCCAGGGAACAACGCAGTAACACCCCAAATCATTGCGTCGGCACGGTTTGGACTACGCTCACCTGTGTAACCGCCAGTAGTAAAGGCCAAGAGCTCATCTTCAAGGTCTGTGAGGAACCCAACGTGCCTAATCTTCCCCTGCTCATACAGTGCAGAGACCGGTTCAGCTCTGACCACCTTCCCACGTGTAGCCGTAACCTTGCGGAAGTTCGTCCGGGGACGGGCGGTCTGAATCACATGTTGAACCATTGCCCCGCCGTAGTTTATCTCACCTACAACGGCGTCCGCCTCGTGGCGTTCATAGGCATTCACAGCAATCCTACCCCATGTAGCAGGTCCAGCCTTCACCGTGAGGTCTTCCATCACATAGCAGTTGCCGTCTGTACCAAGCCCGACGACACAAATCCCGATGGCGTCGTTGTCCGCATTGTCAACATCACCCGCACCGGAGGGGTCGACTGCCACGACAATCCGTACCATGTCGGGTAGGACTGCGTCCGTCACACGCCACTTGTCGATCAACTCGTCTGTGAACAGAGCATTCGGAGTGGCTTCTGCGAACTCACCCCGTAGAAACCGCTTCTGTAAGCGAGCCGACAGCCCCTTAAGTGTTTCCAAATACCCAACAGAGACATTCTCTTGATTGTCGTAGGGGTTAATCTGGAAATACGCAAAGTCCTCCGGATGGGGGATGGGCAGCTTTGTGTCCGGGTCACGGTGTTCTACGAACAGCTTGTAGGTCCAGTGCGCCTTCGAAGGCGGGTTGCAATCGTACAGCATTCTAGGCCGCAGTGCTTTGACCTCCGTGCCCTTGATGACTTGGTCAACCTGCTGGGCCAGACGGGTGACGGCAATATCTCGAGAGGTTTTAGGGATCTGGCTCGTCTCGTTCAGATAGATGGTGACGAACTCCATTCCAAGGATCTTCTCAGCACGCTCCTTGTCGTCAAGTCCACCGAACCAAATCTGCGAACCATTGTCAAACTCTGCGTACCAGTCCGTCTTGTTGATGGTGTAGTGCACGCCTTCAAAAGCAAGGGCCATCACTTTGGGGAAGGTATCCATCACTATTGACGCTTTGCAAGCGTTGAACCTAAACCGGAGCACGGCGTGCCTGGATTTAGGCGCCTTGAGCGCGCGCATACATATATTGCGGATCAGCAGGAAAGTCTTCCCAGAGCGCGAACCTCCAAACAGCATGCAATGGGTTGTTGGTCCTGCAAGCATGACTTGCGCTTCCAACTGCCTATCTGTGAGTTTCATATTTCTTCATCCAAAGGAGCTGCTTGGATGACGATGTTTCCAGAGACTTGAACGGTGGCGGGGAGGAGCTTGCTGATCGCAGCAATAAAGACTCGACCGTTGGCGGGGTCAGACTTGACGAAGTCTACAAGCCATGCAGCACCCCCAAGTTGATCAAATGCTTCACGGAAAACTTCGCGAAGCTGCTTAACCACAGCGTTGGGGCCAACAGCTTGGGACAACGGCGTTGACCGTATGGCTTGGGCAGCAGTGGGCATCGGAATAAGATTACTCATTATGATATTATATAGCGAAAAATAAATGTCGTGTGTGATTTAATCTGTGATATAATGGCTGTATGAAGCTTTGCAAAATTTGTCGAAGGCCTAAGCCCTACGATCCTAGCGCTTTGGGCTCTGCAGCACGTGGTTTTCATGGGAGGGTGTGCTGGGACTGCTTCTTAAAGGAACAACGAGATTGGCGAAAAACAGATTTGGGGAGGGGTGAGAATGCTGCGACGTCTAGAGCATCCTATTATCGAAAAACGTGTCGACGATGACGTGCCACGAGATATTTTAAAGGTGCCTAAAGGAGTCCGAATCGCGTTTAAATTCGGTCGGCTTATGTGCGTACGTCGGCCGAATTTAAACGCGCCGAAATTTGGCTTATTTTGACTTGTTGTAGCATTGTGTTTTCTTTTTGGATTCTTTTTTCACTGGTAGTTGGTTTTGTTCCTTTCTCACTGGTAGTTGGTTTCGTTCCTTTTTCGAAGGACTGGGCTTTGGGTTCTGCCCTCTGGTAGTTGGTTTCGTTCCTTTTTCGAAGGACTGGCGTAGTAGGTGGAAGGTCTGAGGTCCCGGACCCCACCCGGGCCCAGGGCCCAAAGATCCGGGTTCGTAGAGTTGAGTCCTCCATCCTTCCATAACTATGGAAGGATGGAGATGATGTATTGAGTCCTCCATCCTTCTAGAAATATAGAACACTCAATACTTCATACAAACTATTGAGTCCAACTATTGAGTCCAACTATTGAGTCCAACTATTGAGTCCAACTATTGAGTCCAACTATTGAGTCCAACTATTGAGTCCAACTATTGAGTCCAACTATTGAGTCCAACTATTGAG